TTTTGGTACAAATGGCAAGACTTACGTTAAAATAAGCGGAAATTTTGATGGTGCTACTATAGACTTTCAGAGTAAAACTAATAATAGCAATGACGATTTTACAAGCACAGGCGACACAGCTATTTCTGCCTCTGAACAAATAGCAGTTAGTTACTCGCCAGGAATAACTTATAGACTAACCCTAACAGGAGCAGGTGCAAATACTAATATTAATGCGTTTGTTACGACTTAGCTATGGCAATATTAGAAAAGGGAGTCACAGGTCAGATCGGAGTAGCAGTTAATGAAGTTACTTTTTCTAACCAATCAGAAATTACAGTTGTTCACAACTTGAATAAAACTTTAATGATACAAGTTTTAAATTCAGGTGGTGAATATATAACCTCAGGAGTAGATATTGATGTTGTCTCTAGTAATGAATTTAGGGTTTCGTCAACAAGTGCTTTTAGCGGGACTGTAATATATTTTTAATTTTTAATCAGAGGCTTTTATGGCAAATTCAAAACAATTTTATAGATCGATAGATCTACAAAAAAATGAGATACAAAACGCAGTAGCTCACAATTTAGCATCATCTCCTAGCAACCCAGTTGAAGGTCAGTTTTATTATAACACTACCGACAATAAACTATATTATTATGATGGTTCTTCTTTCGAAAGTTTTGCAGGTGATATTACAAGCATTGCAGACAATGGTAACGGAACAATTAATGTAACATCTGGTTCAGAAGGAAACGTTACTTTAGAAGTAAATATTGCTAATATTATTAATGACAGCTCATCAACTTCAAGCAACTTATGGTCTGCAAGTAAGATTATATCTTACACGCAAACAGCAACCGAAGGACTAAATGTTAAATTAGCAGTTGCAGCAGCTACAACTACAGCACTTTCGGCTTGTACTTATGACAACGGAACATCTGGAGTTGGCGCAACTTTAACAGGAGACGCAAACGGGGCTTTAGGTTCAATTGACGGAGTAACTTTAGTTGCAGATGATAGAGTATTGATACAAGATCAAGCTGACGCAGCAGAAAATGGTATTTATGTTGTTACAACCGTTGGTGACGCATCAAACGCTTTCGTATTAACAAGAGCAGCAGATTTTGATACTACAAATGAGATTAAGGCCAACTCTTTTTGTTTTGTTGAAGCTGGTACTACTTACTCTGATATAGGTCTTGTTTTAGCAAGTGGCGATTCTCCTACAGTAGGAACTACTGATCTTGTATTTACACAATTTACAGGAGCAGGAGCTTTTTCGGCAGGTGATGGACTTTCACAATCTGGAAATGCAATTAATGTAAATGTTGATAATAGTTCAATTGAGATCAATTCTGACTCTTTAAGACTAAAAGATGCTGGTATTACAACAGCAAAAATTGCTGATTCACAGGTAACAACAGCTAAATTGGCTGACGATGCTATAACTACAGCTAAAATTTTAGACTCAAATGTAACAACTGCAAAAGTTGCAGATAGCGCAATTACTACAACAAAAATTGCTGACTCAAATGTAACAACTGCAAAGTTAGCAGCTGATGCTGTAACTAACGCAAAAGTTGCTGACGACGCAATAGCAACGTCTAATATTATAGATGCTAATATTACCACTGCAAAAATTGCCGATGCTAATATTACTACAGCAAAGATTGCTGATGATAATGTAACTAATGCAAAATTGGCAGATGATGCAGTAACCACAGCAAAGATTGTCGATAGTAATGTAACTACAGCAAAGATTGCTGATGCTAATATTACTAACTCAAAGCTTGCGAGTGATTCAGTTTCAACTATTAAAATTGTTGATGCTAATATCACAACTGCAAAAATTGCTGATAATGCAGTGACAGCGGATAAACTAGGCAATAAATACGCTGCTGCTTTTGCTTCTAGTGACTTTTCATCTGGTGATTTAACTATTGCAGCTGCAACTCATGGAGTTGGCGCAACAGAAGATTTGGTTGTTACTGTAAAAGATGGAAATGGCGATGATGTCACAAGCGGTGTTGAAGTTTCAATTGCTTCATCTGGTAATATTACGGTTTCAGTAAATACAGGATTAGAATTTTCTGGTCGAATTATTGTTAGAAACTAATTAATAAAAAAAAGGGGGGGTACAAATCGTCACCCTCCTTTTAATAATATAAGATTGTTATTATGGCTACCTCAAAAAAAGAATTTAGAAGTGTAAATTTACAAGGTAATGAGATTCAGGATGTTGTAATTGAAAATCTTTCTAGTGACCCAAGTGGCTCAAGTAGCGGTCGCTTATATTATAACACAACAGACAATAAATTAAAATTTTATAATGGCACTAGCTTTGCGGAAGTTGGCTCTGGTGGTTCTGGTGTTTCGGTTAGTTCAGCGAGTTTTAATACTAGTAATGGAGTATTGACTCTGACAATGAGTGATAGCTCAACTGTAACAGTTGATTTAGATAATAGATATTTGTTAAATTTAGAAGCTGATACAACGCCAGTATTAGGTGGAAATTTAGATGCTAATAATAAAAAAATAGAATCAATAGATTTATTAAATTTAAGAAGCACGCCAACTAATAGTTTAACGAATATAGGAGATATAAATTACAATACATCTTATGATACTTTAGAAATAAAAAATGATATTGGAGAAATATTACTAGGACAGACTACTGAAATACATGTAACAAACCAAACAGGGGGGGCTTTATCTAGTGGGGTTGCAGTTTATAAATCTGGAGTAGTAAGCGGTAAAATATCTATAGGTTACATGCTAGCAGATGGAACTATTGCAGCAAAAGATTATTTAGGTATTACAACAGAATCTATTGCAAAATCGGGAGATGGGAAAGTTATAAGATTTGGTAGATTAGATAATTTTGACACTAGTAGTTATTCTGTAAATGATACTTTATATTTAAGTTCTAGCAGTTATGGCGGATTTACAACTACACAGCCAACAGGTTCAAATGTAGCTATAGCGACGGCTACAGTTTTAACGAGTGCAACTAGTGGCTCTATTTGGGTAAATGCGAATAATATAGACTTAAATGTAAGTGGCGGTGGAAGTGGTGAGGCAAATGTACAAGTTGACTGGACAGAAACGGATACTAATTCAGATGCGTTTATTTTAAATAAACCAACACTAGCAGCTTCAGCAACGACAGATACAACTAATGCAAGCAATATAAGTAGTGGAACTTTAAACGCTCTACGCTTGCCTTCTGCTATTGACGCAACAAAAATTGCAAATGGTAGTATTAGTAATGCAGAGTTTCAATATTTGAATGGCGTAAATAGCGATATTCAACCACAACTAAACACTAAAATGGGATCTCTTGTGGATGACACAAACCCTTATTTGGGAGGCAATCTGAATTGTGATGGATACGAGATAATTCATCCAGCATTGATTGACTGGGATACTAATAACCCAAGCCCTATTACAGGACTTGGTGAAATGTCATATGACACTAGTTATGACACTTTAAGGCTTTATAATGACACTGGCAAAATACATTATATAGGGCAAAATCAAGATATCGTTTTAAATTCAAGCACAGCGGTTACAGTAGGTCAATGTGTTTCATTAAATGGCGTAACAGTATCAGGTATTGCGCAATATGAGAAGTTTATTGCGGATGGTACAAAAAATGCAAAAGATTTTGTAGGTTTAGCAATTACGACAATAGGTAGTGGCAATGGCAAGATATTAAGGTATGGTTATCTTTCTGGCGTTAATACAAGCTCTTTTTCAGTAGGTGATAAGTTATATCCTTCTACTTCTTCAGCAGGTAATTTGACAAACACGCAGCCAACAGGTTCAAATGTTGCTTTATGTGTTGCAACGGTTGTTACAAGTGCAACCAGTGGAACTATACTTGTACACGCTAATAATATAGATTTAAATGCGAGCGGTGGTTCTAGTGTTACAGTAGATTCAACATTAAGTACAACCTCAACTAATGCAGTACAAAATCAGGCTATTACTAATGAAATAAACACAAAACAAGATACAATAACTGGCTCAACTGATATAACACTCAATCAACTAACAACAAATTCAAATATTATAGTCAAAGAAGATCAGGACATGTCAATAATTTTGGGTCGCTTACGCATAGACTCACGATTTAGCGATACTTGGAATTTAAGCCATTATGATTTACCAAGCAATTCACAATATCAATTTAGTGGAAATTTAAACACTTTGTTTTTAAATGGGGCGTTATATGTACGATTACAAGCTGGGGGAAACACTATTGCAAGTGTTGTAAGTAATGGAATTGAATTTCAATCAGGTAATAATTATTATTTACGGAATAACGCAAATTTATTTTATGGCTCTAATACTAATGATCAAACGCCAAGTGCTACAGCCACCTCTTATTATGCAGTTTTTGGTAATAATACAGTGACTAATTCTGATATATATAGTTACACAACCCCAACATCTTCTAGTAACACAGGTATTAAACTTTTAAAAGCTGGAAAATACAAGGTTTCATATACGCTTAATTGGAACAACAACTCTTATACTAACAGGATTAATTATTTCAGCAGGATAGTTAAACATTCAAGTGCAATAACGCCAACCGAGACAGAGTTCGTTGGAACAAGAAGTTTTGGTTATTCAAGAGATGCCAGTTACGCAAAATACGCAACAACAACTTGTGTAACGGTTATTGATGTCGCGGCTAACGAATATATAAAATGTAAAACTGTAGTTGCAAAAAATGATTCTAGTTTTGATGATAATTTTGATGGGGTTATATATTATCAATATAGCTCAATAGTAATAGAATATTTAGGTAGTTTTTAATTAAAAAATAATTTAATATATAAAAAAAAACTTTTTAAGAGACAAATATGAGTTTAGAAAAAAATTTAAATAGTGTAGAATTAAAAGAATTATATGCTAATGTTTTAGAAGCTGGTGCTAATTATGATAATTTAGACACTACTTTTGCAGAATTAAAAGAATCTATAAAGCTTAAATTAAAAAATAGAATTGACCATTTAAAAGCCAATATAGAATATGAAGAGCAAGCAAGCGATGAAGAAAAAGCTTTAATAGGTGCTTGGTATGCTGCTGCTACAGAATAATTGATTAAAATAACAAATTAACTAAGCTATAAAACTATGTTTAGCATTAACAATATAGATTATAAAATAGCTCCTGTTAATTATATTCTCAGTGTAGATTCAAGCGTTGAGCCTATAACTTTAGATTATGTAAAAGATTATTTGCGTATCTCTAGTACAGATGATGACACTTTACTAGGCGATTTAATAACTACTGCCCGAAATTACGGTGAAAAATATATTGGTAGAGATTTTATAAACAAAACTTACTTTTGTTATTTAGATTCATTCCCTAATAGCTTTTACTCAATAGAGCTTAGAAAGTCAAAGCTTCAGTCAATTTCTTCAATAGAGTATTATAAAGACGATGTTTTAACAGATGTTGATAGTTCAATTTATTATTTTACTGATGAAAGCGAATATTCAACAATCAATTTAAAAACTACTGAAAGTTGGCCACGTGATGCAGACGATAGAAAACAAACTGTTAAAATTACTTTTGTTAGTGGTTATGGAGCAACATCTGCGGACGTGCCTCAAGGAATAAAGTCAGCAATGCTTGCGCATATTGCAAATATGTATGAAAACAGAGGCGACTGCATGGATTGCGACACAGCTTTTAAAAACTCAAAATCAAGCTCTTTATATGCACCTTACAGGCTAAACAAAACAATGTTTGAGGCTATTAGTGGCTTGTGGTAAAATATCTAGGAACATTAAAAAAATCTGCATATCTTATTATGATAAGAAGATAATTATTCAAAAACCTACTTACACGCCAAGCAACGCACCTAATACAAACGCAATGGCAGGATTTAGCAACGTCAAGGAAGTTTGGGCTTTTATCAAGAGTGTAAATCCTTTTTCGGCTCAAAATAGCACTAATAATAATTTACAGACAATAACAACAGAGTTTTATGCTAGATATGATTCATCTATTATTATAGATGACACATTATACATTGAGTATAATTCAGAAAAATATAGAGTTGTTCAGGTTGATAATATTGATTTAAAAAATGAAACTTTAGTTTTTAGAGCTATAAAAAGAGGGGACGAGGCCAAGCTTGCAAATTTAAGATAATGATTTTTGTAAAAAAAACCTCAGACAAAATAACTAATCATTTGAAGCAATCTTCTACAAAATTTCATTATGGAGCAAGAAAAGGCTTTGATATAAATGGTCAGATGCTTGTGAAAAGCTTAAGGCACGAAATGACTCACGGCAGAAAAACAGGGCGCACATATAAGATCTACAGAGGAATAGGAGGCAGAGTTTTAAAAAGACCAAGACTTCATGTAGCATCAACAAAAGATGAGTTTCCAGCAGTTATCACAGGAAAGCTTAGACAATCAGTAGATTATAGAGTTTTAGGCAGTACCAAAATGAGATTTGGAGCTGGTGATGGCAGTATGGAATATGCTAAAATTTTAGAAAAGAGAAATGAATATCTAAAAAAGACTTTTATAAATCATAAAAATCAGTTTAAAACTAATCTTAACAGACAAATTAAAAAGGCTTTAGGGTTTAAATAATGCAAGGCTCAAATATAACAAATAGATTAAAAGAAATTGTTGGTAAATATACGGATGACTTTAGTACAATTATTAACGTTTCAAGCTTAACCAGATCTTCAACAACAGCAACTTGCACAACAGCAACAGATCATAATTTATCAACAGGTGATTATATCACTATAAGAGGAGCAACAAACCCCGTTATATTATCTTCATTGACAAGAGATGGGAATGTTGTCACAGCGGTTGCAAGTGAAACAACAGAATTAACAGACCCTAGCAAATACGCAAAAGGCACTAGAGATTATTTAACTGTTACAATATTAGGAGCAACTCCAACAGATTATAATGGAACTTTTAAGCTTTTATCAGTATCAGACGACAGATTAAATTTTACCTTTGAAATTTCAGAAACGCCTTCAAGCCCTGCCACAGTCGAAGGTTATTTTTTGCAACCAGATTATGATGGTTATAATGGATATAAACAAGTTACAGTAATAGATAGCACAAGTTTTAGTTATGATGTAATAGATACTTTAAACACGCCTGCACAAGGAACTATTGAGGTTTCTTCGCAAACAAGAATAGCATGGGCTGCCACAGCGGAAAGAGCGGAGCAATTTTATACATCTGATAGTATAACAACAAGCTATGAGAATTATATGTTTGTAGTTTTGGGAAGCAAGGCAGTTTATAAAGATGGTACTATTGCTAGTGATATAACTTCTTCTATTGAACAAAGCCAAGATTATTTTTTTCAGGCTGCTCAAGATTTTTCTATATATTTGTATATTCCAAGTGAGAATGAAGTATTGGGAGGGTTTGCATCTGATAAAGCTAGGGAATACGAAACTTTTATTTTAAAAAGTATAGCTAATTATAAGTTTGAAAGCGTTTTAACAGAGTCTTATTACGAGCCAGTGAATTATGTAGGAAATGAGGCGGATATTTACAACACTGCTTATTATGTGCATAGATACGACTTTACAGCCCTTGGATATATACAGCAAGAAGATACCGTTGATTTTAATCCTGGAGTGCCTTTAAAAGCAATTGATGGAAGCATTAAAGACAAAGAGCTTGAGTTTAAACCTAGCTTTTAACAAACTACTTTTTTTACACATATTTTAAATGGCGTTTTTAAGGCTTTTTGATAATCTTGTATTAATAATTGGCTATATATTTATGAATTTAACAATACTTAAAATCATCACTCACAAAGGCATTAAATATTTACCAGGTCAAAAGGTAACTGTTAAGTGTGATGATTATGGTATTCCTTTAGACTCATTCTGGAGAAAAAGGCTAAAAGATTCACAAATAGACAATTGCCTTGAAATAACAAAAACCAAAAAAGATAAATAATGGCCTCTTCTTTTCCTTATATTACAGCAAATTTACAATCTGCACAAACCGCAGCAACTCCTGGAGATCGTAGAATACTTTTAATAGGTCAAAAAGTTGGTGGTACAGCAACAAGCGGAGCTTTAGAGCAAGATTTTTTAAGTGATGCAAACTTCAATGATAAATTTGGTAGAACTTCACAAATAGCAAAGGCAGGAAAAGCTATAATAAAAGAATTGTCAATATCTAGGATTAAACCAACAGTTGATGCTATTGGACTAGATGACAACGCTTCTGGGGTCGCGGCTACTGGTCAAGTCGCTTTCTCAGGAACTTCAACAGAGGCAGGAACAATAATTGTTTATGTTGACTCATTAAACAGAAAATATTCTTTGACAGTTGCAAGTGGTGATACTGCAACAACAATTGGGGCAGCTCTTGAAACTGCAATAAATGCTGACACTGATGCAGTTGTGACAGCTTCTAATGCGACTGGGACTGTTACTTTAACTGCAGTTAATGATGGAACGCAAGGAAACACAATTGGAATTCAAATTGATGGCACTGTAGCAGGAATTACAACAACAATTACAGCTTTTAGCGGTGGAGCTACTGACCCAAGCTTAACAGGTTTGTTTGATGTTATTGATGGCATAAAGTACTCAACTATTATTTACCCTCATGAATGGGGAGTTAGTACTTTAACTACTGAAACTGAGGCTAGATTTAATGTAGATAATAAAATATTAGATGGCCTTGGTATTGTTTGCGAAACTAACACTTACGCAAATATTAACACAAATGCAGACTCTTACAATCAAAAAACTCTAGCTTATATTGGAAATGCAAAAATTTCTGATACTAACTATGAAGGTGGTGCAATTTTTGAAAGCCCTTTAGTAATTGCTGCTAGGTTTGGAGCTTTAAGAGATTTAAGACTAACAGTCGGAGCAAATACTAGCTCAATTGTCACTAATGGTCAAAATATCGGAGGTTTCTTTTTTGGTGGCATTCCTTATCACAACACGCCATTTAAAAACCTACCAGTGATTAAAACTGGTTATGACTTCACAGATGTTGAGGCAACTGAACTTGAAAGCTCAGGAGTTATCTTATTAAGAAATAATCCAGCTAATACAGTTTTGATTTGTAATGAAGCGGTTACAACTTACAAAACAGACACTTTAGGCGCAACTGATACAACTTACAAATATATAAATTTCTTAGATACTCTTTCAATAGTTAGAGAATATATTTTTAATAATTTAAAAGCAGATCTTAGCCAGCACATATTGACTACTGGCGAGCTTGTAGCAGGTCGACCAATGGTAAATAAAGAGGGTTTTATTGCTATAATGATGGGTTATTATGCAACGCTTTCAGGATATAATGGCGACAATTCTTATGTTTTGTTAAGATCAGGTAGTGAAGAAAAAGACGCTTTTAAAGATTCTTTGGACAGCGTAGCTATAACACTAAGCACTGGCACGATCACAGCTGAAAGCATAGCGAATATTGTTTCACAAGTTCGAAATATAACTATAAACTTTACACCAACATTTGAATAGTAGGTTTTAAAATGGGAATACAAAAACAAGGTTCATTAACTATTAATACAAAAGTTATTAAATATGAGGGAAACGTCAAGATACAGGCGGGTTCAGCAACAAGAGCTGGCTATCCTCAAGTAAACGGTTCTTTGGTTGTTGTTGAGGATATAAGCACAAACATATCTAAAATTACTGTTCCTGTCAGAGTAACTTCAGAAAGTAACAAAACTTTTGATGAGTTCTATAACAACGATGATAATAACATTATTACATTTAGAGACAAAAACTACTCAGGTTGCTTTATGGAAGTTTTGCCAGAAAGAGAAGATTTGGAAGTTGTTGAATATATCTTTTTGGGAAACCCTGAAGCCTAAAGGAAGGGTACTTTGGTCAAGACGTAATAGTTTAAAAAATCATTAAGAATTATCCAAAATACAAAACTTTGTATTGCAAAGCATATTATAAACAAAAAGACAATTTTTTTGGCTAGACCATTAAGGCATTGCATCAACTCTTGGTTTTCAGCTTCCTGCATATCTATTATTGATTGATACTTAATCTCCAAATCTTTTATTATTAGCGAAGTTTCATGATTAATAGTTTTTGAGTCTTTGTATATCTTAATAATGTTTTTTATAGCTTTGGTTTTGCTATTTTTGTTTTTACTTTTAGTTGATGTTTTTTTTGCAACTAAATCAAAAACTTTGCCAACTACATATTCAGTACCGACAACTTTTGCAGCATTTTTAAATAATTTAAACATTGAATTTCTTGAAAAGTTAATATTATATTGTATATAGTAGCATATAAAATATGCTTAGATAAAGCATTATTAATTTAAAATTACTGCATATTATGAATCAAGATATTGTTGAATTTAAACTAACAACACCAATAAAAGTACAAGCTCAAGAGGATGGAAAGAATATTTTTAAAGATATAGAAACTTTGTATATGCAAGCGCCGTCTCAAAAGCAAATGAGAAGAACAATAAATCTAAAGCAGAATTTTTTACAATCTATATTTGGAATGGCCAAATCTTTTTCTCAAGAAGAGGCTAGCAAAAATCTTAATACTGAAGAGAGCGATAAGCAATTTGATGCAAAAGGAATACTCGCAGCAATTAACTTAGGCAGTGAGAATATTGAGAAATTTTATAATGATTTTGAAAAGTATTTAATATCTGGAGTGGTGTTTTTAGATGACTCTTTAGAGCAAAAGATTACTTCTAGTTATATCGAGGCAATTGAACTTGATGACTTTGAATTAATGGTAGCAAAATATATTGAGGTTTTTTTTATCCAATCATGGATGAAAACAATGAGCTAAAATTAGAAAAAATAATTTTTAATACAGCTTATCATTTTAATGGTGGTGTTTCTATCGAGTGGTTAGAGAATCAGCCTTATACAAAAGTCTTGCGAGTTCAAGAGGAATTGGTTAAAATTCATAAGAATTCACAACCTAAAAACAGACATGGCTTTTGATGTTTCATACATATATAACTTAGTTGATAATATCTCTCCTAATTTAAAAAAAATTCAATCTAATGTTAGCAAATTAGATAAATCAATTAGTGACTCAACAAAAAGAATGAGTCGCAATTTTACAGATTTAGGCAAGAAAATGACAACTAGAGTTACTTTGCCTATAGGTTTAGTTGGTGGCATGGCTTTAAAATCAGCAGCTAATATGGAAACTTTGGAAACGTCTTTTGTTGGAATATTGGGAAGCGGTGAAAAAGCTAGTGCTTTAGTAAAAGATCTTTTTGAATTTACAGCAAAAACTCCCTTTCAATTAGAAGGCGTAGCCAAGTCAGCAAAACAATTATTAGCGGCTGGTGTTAGTAGTGAAAAAATGACAGAAAATCTGCAAATGCTGGGTGATATTTCAGCGGCTGCAAATGTTCCCTTGTCAGATATGTCTCAAATATTTGCAAAGATTAAAAATAAAGGAAAAGCAATGACAGAGGAAATATTGCAAATGTCAGATAGAGGGATTCCTGTAATAGATGTACTTTCAAGACAATTTGGAGTGACTAAAGATGCAGTTTTTGAAATGGCCTCTAAAAGCCAGATTAGCTTTAAGATGATGGAGCGAGCAATGCAAAACATGACAAAAGAAGGCGGTTTTGCTAATAAAGCAATGATATTACAAAGCAAGACGCTTGCAGGAGTAATCTCTACAATGCGAGACAATATAACTTTGGCAATGGGTGAAGTTGGCAAGGTATTTATTGAAGATGCAAAAAAAATGGCAATTGCTGTTACTGAACTAGCTCAAAAGTTTAAAGTTTTTGCTCAACAAAATCCAGGTCTTATTAAGCTAATGGTTACTTTTTCTGGAATATTAGCACTTTTAGCACCTTTATTGATTTTATTGGGAACTTTAGGTTTTGCAATAACTGGATTGATTACAACAGTTAAAGCTTTTGCAGCTGTTGCTTTATTTACGAAAACGGCAGTTGTTGCTTTAAAAACTGCAATGTTATTATTAAATGCAGCTTTTGTTGCAAATCCTCTTGGTTTCATTGGTCTTGTAAAACTTTTAACAGTAGCTATGCCTTTGTTGTTTGTTTTAAAAGATATGATTGTAGATATAGGTAACAGTATATTTGAATTTTTAATAAATCCAATTGAAGGACTAAAAAATATGATTACAAAGCTAACGGGTGCTTTTAGTGATATAAAAAACAAATTCTCTTCTATATTTTCTGGAAACAAAGACAACCTTATAGAGACAGCCAGTCAAAAAACTATTAATCAGCATATATCAAGCAACTTTGCAGGTAATCTTGACATAAACTTTAATAATGCACCTTCAGGAATGACTAGCACATTAAAATCAGACAAAACAAGCGGCTTAAATGTTGGTGTTAATTCAATTATGAGGGCGCAATAATGACTATTTTTAATATTGCTAAATATCCACAAGCAAAATTTAGAGATATAGAGTTTCACTATCAAGACAGCTCAGTGCAAGGCGGCAGAAAAACTGTTACCCATGAATTTCCTGATACAAATACAAGATATGTTGAGGATTTAGGTAAGTTAGAAAAAACTTTTAATATAAATGCCTTAATCGACATCACTAGTAATAACAAAGACTTAGATTCCTTTGTTAATGCTTTAGAAAAAGAAGGGGTCGCAAGTCTCACACATCCCGTCTATAAGAAACAAGATGTTGTTGTCAAAAGTTATAATATTAACGATTCTATTAGAGAGTTAGGTATTGTAAAAATTAATATACTCTTTGAAAAAGCGAGCAAAAACAAATTTCCAGAGCAGCAAGAATCAAAAACTGGTAAGCTTACAAATTTAAAAACAAGCTTAGCAAGCTCACTTAATGAAAAGTTTGGAGATAGTTTTAAAAGCGTAAAGGGCAATATTGAAAAGTTTAGAAATGGTGTCAAGGCCATAAAAGCAACAAGTAGAGAAATAAAAAGAGTTACCTCATTAATAACAGGGGCGGCTGATGAGTTTAATGATGCTGTTACCTCTTTAAATGAGCTTGTTAATGATGCAGGGGCTTTAATAC